CTGTTGAAACCAGTTTCTATCATCTCCAAAAGTAGGGCTGTGAGGATCAAAACCTAATTGTGCAGACTCTGCAGGTATTTTAAATTGGTCTTCTAGTTTTTTTGCTAATGTTCTATTTGATTGATCTGCATAATAATTTTCAGTAAATGTCTGTTGCTGTTCTGATGTTAACTGTTCCCAAGGTATGTTTCCTTTATAGGCTTTTGAAGGGGCAAGGATATCTATCTCTTGTCCAGCAATATTAACTTTACCTATATTTTCTATTTGTGCCAAACTATCAGCACTAAAAGCTGCTATTTGATCTTGAAGATTTATCCAGCTTTTTGCCATATCTAAAGTAAATGGTTCAGGAGGTTCTAGCCCCATAGCTGCTCCTCCAGAAGCATTATATCTATCCATTCTTTCTTTATTAGTTTTTGCAAGCCAAGCATCAACCCTGTCCGCATAGTCTTTATCAAGCATATAATTACCTGATAGTATATCTAAATCATCTTCAGTTATGGAAATCCAATCTTTAGTTATATCATAAGTACTATACTGACTACCACCAATACCTTCTCCTGAATAATCTGGATCACCAAAAATATTTCCTGCAGCAGAAACATCAGAGATAGTAGCTAAAGTATCTAGTAAAGCTGTATCTGTAGTAGGATAATCACTAGGAATTGTAACAGTACTAGTTAAACCACTCATATCTGTATAATCAAGTGGCGTACCTGAGCCTCCTGTAGTAGGTAATCCTCTAGGACTTACATATCCTTCTGGCGGACCCCAAGAACCAGTTTGTGTAGTTTCTCTAGGCTCATATTCAAATTGTGATGCTGTTCGTGCTGTAAAATCTTCTATAGATTCGTTTGGTGCTGGGTTGTAGGCATAAAATCCTTGAGTTGTATCTACTGTATCTACCGAAGGAGTAGGTCTAGTTGTCAAAGCAGGGTCTGGTTGTACAAAAGCGTCAGGACTTGTTCCTATGGTTACATCTGGTACTTCTCCGCCTTCTTGCATGTCTATAAAACCACCTGATGATTTAGAAGCCTCTATTCGCCTATCCATGTGAGGTACTCCTGGTTTAATAAGATAATCAGACCATGCTCTTGCTGATTGTTCTATAGTTAAATTAGGATCAAGAATAGTACTTCTTAATCTTTCGGCATTTTTGCCTCCCATTTGAGAACCTCTGTCATATTCATTTTTAATATAGAGTAATTGAGAATCTATACTGTCTTGTAAATTATTGTCTTCAACAAATTTAAAGTATGCTTCTTTTTGACCTGGGCTACTAAACTGTATAAGACCATACCCTGTTCCACCGCCTATTTGTTTTTGTGTATGACTAAAAGTACCGCCAGTTTCTACATCTATATTTCCTAATAAACCTTTTATACCTATTTCAGGAAGGTCCATATTGTCTGCAAGCCAGTTTCCTATATATTCTTTTCTCTCTTTAGGTGTTTCCATCCCTTTTAGCCTCAGCCCTCACCCTGTCCTGTAATTGGAGTAACATTCCCAGTAAAGCCGCCTTCCCCTGCAGTTGGCGTAGTTCCTGTTCCGATTGTGCCACCACCAACGCCTGTTGGGTCAGTTGGGTCTGCTCCTGCAGGAACTCCTTCAGGGGCTCCCATGTTTGGTTGTTGTTCACCAGAGGCAGCAGCCTCTTCGCCAGTTGGTTGTCCATTTAAACCTCTTAAAATTTCAGCAAATATTTGTGCTTCGTTAACATCATTAACTAGCTCATCAGGTTCCATATCCTGAGCTACTGCTAGTTCCTTAATCAACGTAGGTAATTTTACAAAAGGAGCAAGCATAGGATTAGATACTGTTTGTAATAGCATCGTTAATCTTTGCGACCTTACTTCTTTCATCATTACAGACGTTGTGCCTTTAGGTTTAATCTCCAAATCACCCATTGTTGCATCTTCATCCTCTGAGAATTGCATATTCCACATGAACATGTTTTCTCCTAGAGGTCTAAGAAGATGATCATCTATATTCTTGATAACAGTTTTAATGCCTAAACCTGCTGAACCCATTAACATAGATAATCCTGCTGCAGTACGACCAGTACCAGTCACGCCAGTTTGACCATGAACAATACTAGGTATACCTGTTTCTTCGTCAGCAAGTTGTCTTGCTTTATCATACATCTGGAGGTTTTCTACTGCTGTACTAGGAAACTTAATTCCTGTAATACCAGTACCAGGAGCTCCAGACTGTCTCCTAAATATTTTACCAGGATATATATCCATAGACTGACCTGGTACCATCATGTTTTCGTCTACTTCAAAAATTAAATTGCCAGCTAATGCTAAGTTGTCAATAGCCATACGAACATGACCATTCATTAGTAGCTGTGCATCTTCCATATTTTCAGGAACACCTATACCAAAAAATCTGTAAGGGTTTTTTTCATATGGAAATACTTGATAAGGTAATCTTTCAGGTACAAACGGATTTAATACTACTCTTAGTATCTCGTTACCACATATCCATGCATTTACCTGTATCTGATCTAATGGTGATGTATTTTTAGGTAAGTCTAATTGTATTTCTTCTGCCATCTTAGCATCTAATACACCCCAATATTCTAATACCTCAAATCTATCTTCATTATAGATAGGATCATTATCTGCATATAGGTCGTTTTCAAAATGTCTTTCTTCATAAGAACTACCCATAGTAAGACAGGCTTCAATAGCATCTACATCAAAGAAAGGTCTGTTTCTTAGAGCACGTAATTGTGATCTATTCATCCTATGTCTTTCTATGATATATTCAGCATCTTCTAGACTTAGTGCTGAAGGATCAGGATATAAATCCCAACAAGAAACGTGGCTTAATCTAGGCACAACTTTTTCTTCTGGGTCGTAAAATCTACCCTCATCATCTGAAGACCATTTGTGTATAGTCTTAGTATGATTAAATGGTCCTTTTACTATACCAGTACCTAGTAAGCATTGTTCAAAAATTCCTTTTCTGAGTTCGGAAACTGCTGAAGCATCTAGTAATTGATCATGGATTAATTTTTCCATTTTCCTAGCTGCTTCCTTGGCTGGAGATAGTTGTGGTTCTCCCATATTAGATGGACCTGCGGCTAAATTAGCTTGAGCCATATCATCTGCATAAGGACCTAACTCTAGTTCAGTAGCTTCAGTAGCTCCTGCTGTTAATTCCCTACCATCTCCCTCAAACCCATAAGGGTCTGATTGACTAAGTTGATCTATAGGTGTTTCTAGGTGAACAAATTCTTCTACGCCTTCAGGCATAGGAGTAGGTTCTACAGAAATAGGAACTTTACCTTGTGAAAACAAGATATCTACTAACTGCCCAAAAGCAGCTAATACTTTTACCTTAGTTATCTTTACAGTAACTTTAGATCGTTCTGATTTTCTGTAATCCTCACTATCTTCTGAGGTTCCTCTATAATTTTTGTAAGCTTTAAGCCATCGTTGTTCGTCTGATAGACGACCATCTTCAGATTCTCTATACTTACCTCGTATATACCCTGCCAAACCGACCATATCTTTATTAGTGATATCTTCTTGTTCGTCAGTGCCTACGAGTTCACCTAAATCAGCCATAATTAATAATCCTTTTTGTCAGCTAAAGCATTGAAATTAGAATCTACTTGATTCTTTTTCATGCCTGATAAGTTACCACCATCTACAGTGGTCTGAGCTCCATGAGACACAGAAACTTTATCCCAGCCTTCTTTCTTCATTCTAGAAAGCTTTGATTCGTTTTCTTGTCCAAGGTCGCCTTGCTTATATTTACCCATTAACGGCATCGTTTTCTCCTTTTGGTTGGTTAGTAAAATTTAATTTGTTCATTTCTTCAATGATATTTTGAGTTTTTTCTAAATCTTTATTTGCTATATCTATTCTAGCCTCGTCTATTTCATCTAAAGTTGTTTGTGCTTTTTTAGCACTTTCTAATACAGACCTAGTGCCTCTAGGATTTAGTTGTTTAGCTTTTTTTACGTCACTACCATATCCTCTAAGCCTATTTTCAATATCTGCTTTTTCTTCTAAATCTGGAATAAAACTTTCTAAATTTTGTTGTGTGACTGCTCCTCTAATATTTCTGCTTTTTTTATCTTCTGCTTCTCGTTTATCTAACTCTTCAACAGTTTGACTAAACAAATTAGCATCTTGTATTTGTGTGCTTCCAATAGCAGAGCCTGCAGCAGTTATCTGCCTTCCAATATCTTTAAATTCTTCCATATGTCTAGGAATAAAACCTACATCTACAGAAGTATCATAGCCATAGTCTTTTAAATCTAGCTGTGAAGCATATACTTTACCTTCAGGGCTTAAATTACGTACTTGTTCAGTAACATCTTGTGTATTAGGATATATTATTTCACCTGTAGGCAATTCAATACCTGTTCCTTGTAGTCTTTCCCCTAAAATACCTTTACCTTGCCCAGACATATCAGCAAAAGCTGCCTGTTCTAGACCTAGTGCTGCTATTTCTGTCAAACCTTTACCAAATACAGTTGCTGCTTTTCCAAATTTTACTTGTGGTGCTAATTGCAAACCTACTAATAAAGCAGAAGGAGCTGCCATACCATATCTAGTTTTATTCATATTTAACCAGCTAGATTTTTGATGTTTTTTAGGTTTAGCTTGATCTTCTACCGCCTCTGTTACTTGTATTTCTGTTGCTGGTACTGTAGAATCTATTTCTAAATCTCCAAAATCAATAATAGGTAGTAATTTTTTTACTTCATTTTGTGTTATAGATTGAGGAGTATCATAAGCAATAGCAGCAAAGTCATCACTAAATGCGTTAGTTCTCCAATCAAATAGCCATTGTATTTTTTTATTTTTTGTAGGAAGACCTTTTGCTGTAAAATATTGTTTCTTTAAAGTTCTATATTGATCTTTTAAATTACCTTTAAATAAAGAATCATACTGTTGAGATACATCACCTAATAGTGTTGTTTTAGGAATAACTCCTTCACTATATAAATATTGTAAAGTAGGTTCTAGACGCATACGATAAATAAAATCTTCATCATACTTACCTTTTAATGTACTAAGTTCAGGGAATACTTCTGGATTATTATCTACAATACGTTTTAAAAAATCTGTATCTAAACTAGAATAATCTGCTCTTAAATTAGCATTTTTTAAATTGTTTTTTATATTAGTAATAATTAAATTTTCAGATATAGGTCTTTGTGAACGAGAAAAACCTAATGTATTACTTATACCTGAGTTTTTATTGTATAGTTTATTTAAAGAATTTTCTAATACTGTATTTCTTACTGTTAGCCTTGAAGCTCCATCATTTGCTACTTCTTCAGGTATGGTAAAATGAGATGTTTGACTAGACATTTTATCTGCAATCATCTTAAATCTAGACTCTTCTTCAAAAGCTTCCATTATTTCATTAATTACATTAGAGTCTAATCTTACTGCAGGTTTATTTCCAGTTATTTTATAAGCATCGCCAAAAAGTTCATCTAATCCTGAACGTGTCCACCAATTTCTAGTATCTGTTATCTCAACAGCACCTGGAACAGTTCCTGTAGGTGCTTTAGGTATTTTTTTAGGGTCGGTAATTACTACATCTACTAAACTTTTAGCATCATACTCGTAGTTTCTTGATTTTTCTACTATAGCGGATATGGTATTATCTACTCTGTTATAGTATGCTGGATTAAACTTTTCAAGTACTCCTAATACTATTTTATCGGCTATTTTAGGACTAAGAGGTTCTGAATATTTTACTAAAGTTAAATTATCTAAATTATATAAATTGTCTGCTGCCTGAATATTAGCTTTATCATACATAGCTTTTGCAAAACCATAATTTGACCAGCCTCTAGCATAAGATTTAGTTAATTTTTCATAGTCAGAAGGTCCATATACTTTTCCAACAACATCTGTTATAGCCATTTCTTGAGGAACTTTAATATCTGCATCTTTACCTAAAATCTGCCTTAAAGCTTTTTCTACTGCAATAGGATCATCTTCATATCTTGTTCTAGGTTTTTTAGTAACAGAAGTTTTTCTTTCTGCTTTAGGTGCTTCCTCTTTCCACGAATTTAAACCTAATAGTAGGTTTTTAGTTTTATCAGCAAAATTAGTATGAGTATTTATAATATCTCTCATTCTAGGACTTAATTTTATTTCTTGTATTCCAGTACCAACATTTCTAGCCCCACTTTCATATATTTTTTTCATAGCCTTATTCATTTGCTTCATTTGTGAAGAAACATAAGCATCTGTTATAGTATTATCACCTGCTTTTAATCGTATTTGTGCCATTAGGCTAGCAAAAAAATGTCTTAATCTATGTGTACTGTCTCCAGGAGGTCTAGTACCAGGAAAAAGAGCATCCCAACGAGCATTAAATTTTTTTCTTATAGTTCCTTGAGCTACAGGTTTTTGCTTATCAGCAATAATAGGTACTGAAGTAATATTCGCACCTTTTTTTATTGAAGGAAATAGATAATCATCACCCTCTAAAGCATAAAATTCTATATGTTCTTTTAATATATTTGTTAATCTAGCACTTATAGGGTGTGCTGAATAATTGCTTCTTTTACCTGACAAAGATAAAAAATAACCTTTATCAAATCTAAAATCTTTTACTCTTAACCCTGTAATACCCTTTACTTTACTTTCAGTATCAGAAATATCACCAACTCTACTACCTATAGAAGTTTGTAATTCTAAATATGCTGAAGTATACCTATCATTAATTGCAAAACTATCTAAAATAGTATCTACTTTTTGCATATCTAATGATAGATTTTCATCATTGGTAAGAATACCTTGAATACTATTACCTATATCTTTAGCAGTATGGTCATTATACGCTTGTACATAAAAATCATAATCTCTTGTTTGAGCTATTTTTGCAGGTCTTCCAGCAGGGTTAGTTGGATTTTCCATCCATGTAATAGCTTCATATAAATCTAATTTTTTTACCATTATTAATACCCAAACACTGGATCGTTAGGAACATACTTATCAAACTCTCTAGGCTTTCTAAACCTAGGATGATAATAAGGACTGTTCACTAATCTTGTCATACACATATACCTTAATGCATCGTAAGCATGATCATCTGCTTTTGTATCTACATCCTCTGGGTTTGTTTTGCTTAGAGGTAGTGTAGGTAGCGTTCTAATCAAATGCGTACAATTATTAAAGATACGTAAACGTGGGTCTCCCATATCATTATCGCCTAATCGTTTATGCATCTCTATCTTGCCTGCTAACCTATCTCGGTTAGAAGCCATAAATCTTAAATTCAACCTATTCATAGACTCAGCAATACTAAGCCCATGACCAGTTCGGCTAAAACAGGACTCATCCAAAACAGCCGTCTGGATTGTGGGATCATCATATTCAAGCTCAAGTATTCTTTCAGCTAACTGCTCCCCTGTGAATCCCTTGCCGTATAATTCTCTATATATCCAAAGATTACCATCAAAATCGATTGCACCCCAAAGTACACAAGAAGGGCTAGAGTAACCATAGTCTGCAGCCCTAATACGAGCCCAAGAACGAGGAATCTCAAAAGGCTCAACCACATGTCTACTCCTATCAAACTCAGCAAACGCTGCACCATCCGTGACATCCCAGTCTCCTTCTAATAATCTTCTACGTTCTACCTCTGGTAGAGAGTTCAACATGGCTTCGTATTCCCCTGAAGCCATCAAATATGGATTGTCCGTTAATCTTGCTGGGATGAATCTTCGCTGGAAGAGGGGTTTTCCTGCTTTTTCTTCGTTACTAGACCCATAACGTAAGATACGATTCGATTCCACATCCCTAGCCCAAAAAGGAGTATTTGACTCGGCAGGGTCAATATACATTTTTTTAATCCACCAACCACCGACTCCGCCTGGGTTAGCAGTGCAACGCATGTAAGGTATAATGCTTTGATCCGTTGTACGCAGTCTTGAACGAAGGTATTCCCAAACGTAAGGAGTTGGGTAATGCGTGATTTCATCGATTGCAATCCAGTTAAAACTTTGTCCTTGATATCTTGTAACATCTGTATCTCTATCCAAATATGAAAATAAAATCGTAGCCCCAGATGGAAATATCCATGTCGATTTACTTTCTCTAAAAACGGCTTCTGGGAAAGCCTTTAAATATAATTGCCTACTTTTATCTATAAGCTCTGTTAGTTCGCCCAATGTTCTTCTAAGAAGCAACCCTCTATGATTTGGGTTGTGGGCATATCGTAATGCATCTGCAAGTAAGGCGTAAGATTTACCTCCACCTGCTGCACCTCCATAAAGAACATCTCTTTCAGGAGCTGCTAGGAACTCAGTCTGAGGACCCTGATTCGGATTGAACGCAACTTCCCTGTCCGCAACAAGTTCCTTCACCGCAGTTGGTGCATCCGCAAGGACATCCTCCGTTATCGCACCCTTTCCCTGAAGACCCTTGTCCAGTGTCTTGAACTTCTCTATCTTCTCTTTCTTTAATTGCTTCTGCCTCTTTAGTTGGTTCGTATGCTTCTTTATCTTTTTATCTCTATAGCGAATCTGTGCCATAGTAGCTCTACGAGCTTTTTCTTTTGCTGAAAGGTTATATCTACCTTTCTCTCCTGCCTTGAGCTTAGGTCTTCCTCTTTTCTTACCTTCCGACAACTTCAGCCTCAACATCTGATAAATCTATAGCTTCTGCCTTCTTAGCAGGTAGCAATACGACAGCATGTACATGTTTATTCTCAGATACAATCTCTTGTCGTTTAGATATACCACATCTGTCTAAGATGTCTGTTGCTGCTTCAAATCGTAGTTTTTGTCTGGCGATAGGCTCATCGTTATCACCAGATAGTGCATTTTTTATTTGTCCTACTGCATTGGCTGTTGTCGTTGCTAACAACTCTTTTGCTCTTTCTATTATGTGAGGTCGCATAGCCTTTGACACTGAAGACCTTGAGGTCTCTGAATAGCCTGCATGTAATAGACTTTGGGTAATGTTCCCAAAGGTTTTCTCACCCTCTGCAAAGTATGCGTCTAAGAAACCTTGTTGTTTCTCGGTGAGTTCTTTCGATTTTTTCTTTTCAGGTAATAGCATTATGATTTTACAGTAACCTCATGTTCTACACCTCTGTATCTGCCTAGTCGATAACTTATATGCGTAATTTCTTTTTTAGGGTAGGCAATACCTCTGTATTTCTTTTCAAGACCTTTATATATAGGAAACATAGGGTATGTGATTACTTTTGTGTTTGTTCTGTGTTCTGTTAACATTTCCATCTTCTCCTTGCTTGTCTAATCCTTGAATTAGGGTTGTTTCTTGTCTTGGCTGAACTTCTTTTCAGTTGTCCTAGCGATCTTGCACAATAAGACTTACGTCTCTTAGCAGCTTTGCTGCCCTTCTTCACCTTACCAGTCACTGCTGTTTTCAGTTTAGAACCAGGATTTTTCTTCCTGTAGGCTTTTACGCCCTTCTTCGTCATTCCAGCACCCTTCTTAGTGGGTCTGTAGTTTCCACCTTTACCAGTGGTTCTTCTGATAGGTTTGGCTTTTTTTCTTTTAGCCGCCATTAGTCCATAGGGTCTGGCATACGAGGATTAGGAACTCCTCCACCATATCTTTTATTTTCTGTAGTGTATGATTTAGTAGCACCACCATACATCATTTTTTTCCTATTAGAACATACATTACCGCCATGTCCTAGATCAACGCCTCTACCTTTAAGAATATCTTTTCTAGTTACTTTTCCGTCTCCAGTTAGATCAGGAAAACCACCTTTCTTCATATTTTTCTTGGCTGTCTTAGCTGCTCTAGCAAAATTAGCTTCAGTAGGTGCACCTTTAGCACCTTTCTTTCTCATCTTCTCACCAGAACCTGCTGCGATTCTTTTACGTTTTTTATGTATGTTTTCATATAATGACATTTTAATTCCTTTTGTTTTGCCTAGATGAAGGATGGGGGGTAAGAAAAACATTGCATTTTCCTACAAGGCTTGCAAGCACTTATGTGGTCGGTTTTGCCTACTTGGGCATACCCCCCTAGTGACCCCCTTCATACTCATTATTATACTGCAAATACAGGGTTCTGTCAAATAAAAAAAAATTTTCTTGACAAATGCGTTTTCTGGGTGTACAATAGGATTAGTCCGCCAGGGCTAATATATAATATATATAGGTGTAGGCAATTAATCCCCTCAGATATCCTCTGGGGGTTTTTTATGTCCAATATAAAGGTAGGCAAAACTACTTGCGAATGGTTCTCAACCAACTAAAAAAAAATAAAAATCTGTCATCTGTGTATACGTAACTGTGGGTGGGGGGTAGTGGCACTAGCAACCCCTTTGTTAAGGTGAGCTTAGGTTTTAGAGGTGATGATTTTTCTTGTAATTAATCATATAGTCTTCACTTTTTAAAGATTGGGAATTTCCACCAGTATTTCTAAGCCAAGATAAACATTTAATATTAAGATTAATTGCCTATATGCGTTTGTGTGTGCGTATGCGTGTTTTTAAAACCTTGACGACAATTCAGTTTATATTTTTGGGGGTGTCTTGGGGGCGGTATGGCGTGTCCTTTTGAACATATCCGAAAGGGTATACCTGTCCTTATCTGAATTATTACAACAAGATACCTATTAAACTGGCATAGAAAAACCCCACCGAATAATTAAACTCGATGGGGTTAGGGGAGGAAGTCTTTAAGTAGGCAATTATTCTATTACATGAATAGATTTAATGCTGTCTACTATGTCTGTTTTAATAACTTCAACACTGGTAAATAGTCCAGTTTCAGAGTTATAAGCCTTACCATTATGTGTAAAATCCCAAGATATTCTTGGTAATACATCTTCAATAGTTAAAGTTGTGCTTTCACAACCGCCAGTATCACCGCATTTTAATAATAAAGCTCGACCAACAATTACTCCATGATGTCCGAATGGTAGATCAGAGACCTTAAAAAACCTTTGGTGGCTCTTCAACAATCCCTCTTCATCAACCCATAGATCGTTAGTATCTCCGAAGCTTACAACCTCAACCATACTACAACCAATATGCTTATACATATCTTGCAGTGTGTTATCAGTTCCAACATTTACATTAGTTACCTTTTTTAAGAATGGGTCTATAAGTATTCCGTTTAAATAGTTCATTAGTTTATCTCCTCTTTTTGTTTAAACTTACTTTCTACTGATTTCTTAAGTTCGTCAAGATTTTCAGGATTTTCTTTTAAATCGTCTAAGATCTTAATCAGGTTAAGATCGTAGCCAATTTGGGCATACTTCAAAGCGTTTCCAATATGTGCCAACCTATCCAATGGGTTCCAGTCCGCAATATATGCAAAGTCTCTTGCAAGTAATTCAGGGGTAAACAAGGTTAACTTTCCTTGGTGCTCTTCATCATATAAACCCTCAGTATCAACCTCATTATGTTGATAATCTGTTTTTTTATCAGTCATTAGTTTACCTCATTTTGAAATTTTGCTTTTAAGGCAATTACTGCATTATTATAATCTTCACTGGTCTCAATATCTTTCTGAAAGTTAACTCCTAAAGTTTCCAATCTTTCCTGTACAATAGTATCTAAAGGTAATTGGCTCAGAGTGTGTCTAGTCTTTAAAAAGATAGTTTCCAAAGTCTCGGCTAATTCTTTCACAGTGTCTTTTATGTAAGAGTCCTCATTCTGCACTTGCCTAAACATAGCAGGGTCTGAAGTGTCTAGCCAGTTAATCTCTTTTTCTAGTCTCTTCAGGTTCTGTTTAATGGTTAAATGGTAAAGCTTTAATAAGCTATGCACCTCTAAAGCTTGTTTAATATTATTTTTTTCTTTCATTGGGTCTTGCTCCTATAAGTTAATAAAAAAGTTAATAAATAAAACCGCAAAAACAATAAGTGTTAATCGGTATATAATAGCAATTAAGTCATACATGTATAAGTCTCCTTTATTCGTTTTATGTAAATAATTGTTCATAATTTGTGGATAAGGTGATTTGCAAAGAGTGTCTAGGGTGTATGTTAAAATTAAACATACAAAAAAACCCAGTTAAGAATTAACTCAACTGGGTCTGAATGTAGGCAATTAATAATTTAAGCAACTGCTCTAACTTGCTCTAACCAAATAGGACTGTTGACAACTTGCACAACTTCTTTCTGTCTTTGTAATCTGACATTATGAAGTTTAGATTTTTTGTTCGTATTGTTGACAATAGCACCTTTGTCATTCTCATAGCTGTCTTTATCTCCGCCAACATGGGTAGACCAGTTCGTAAGGGCATTATAAACAGTATACAAGTTCATACCCATGCCATGATTAAGCTCATCTTCAAATCTTGCCATTAATGCACCGAATGATTTCATGTTGACATTTTGCTTGATCTTATCCTCTTCTGACAAATTCTCATCTATTGCCTTTTGTAGATTTTCAGCAGTCTGAAAATTATCAGAATAATTAACAGATTTAAGTTTAACTTCTTTTTTGGCAACAGTCTCCTGAAAGAGTTTGATGACCCATTCTTCTGTTACTGGGGTATCTAACATCTTGCGGAAATGTTCGCCATGTTCAGCAAAGTCTCCAGTCGCATTGGAAATCTTGTTAACTTCTCCTGCAACATCAAACCCACTAGTATGTTTTAGCAGTCTGTGGAAGTATCTCTTACCACCAAATACCATTGTATTTTGGCAAAAGTCTCTGAACTGACCAACAAATGCCTGAAATTTCCATGAGGTATCAGTTGAATTTAATGCTACTATTTTTAAGCATGAAGTATCATCTTGACCGATTCCAGTATCTCCAAAGTTTTCGGAATGATCTAAAAATAAGATTTCCCTCTGTACTTTGGTATAATCGTCATAAGCATAATCATTAACTTGGATATTCTCTTTTGACAATTCATCATTTTTCAGAATTGCTTTATTCAACTTATCAAATATTTCATTATGTTGAATAAGTTTATATTTACTTGATACTGGTGCTTTAAACTCAAATCTATTTTCTTCTGGAATATCAAGATATATTCC